ATTAAATATAGACAGGGGAGCGATCCCCTGTTATAATACACACTCATTAATAAACAAGGAACACTATGGCAACAAAGGCATCACGTAAACCCGACGCAGGCACCAACATCCTGGAGTTTGATCAAGAGGCGATCAAGCGCACAGAGCAGGCAGTGGCACGCGAGACGGATCAAGAGATCCTGACGCGTTTGAGCGAACGCTTTGAGATCTTGGACGAGATGACCAAGGCAGTACGCAACGGCAACATCCGTGCTATGATCGTATCAGGTCCCCCAGGAGTGGGCAAGAGCTATGGCGTAGAGTACCAGCTGGAAAAGGCTGGCCTCTTAGATGTCTTGGCAGAGCGCAAGGCCAAGTACGAGATCGTCAAAGGTGCTATGAGTGCCATCGGCCTCTATGCCAAACTATATGAGTTCGCCGCGGAAGGCAATGTGGTGGTGTTCGACGACTGTGACGACATCTTGATGGAAGAGCAGAGCTTGAACACGCTGAAAGGCGCACTGGACAGCTCAGCACGCCGCTTTATCAGCTGGAACACAGACAGCAGAATCCTGCGTAGTGAAGGCATTCCCGACCGCTTTGAGTTCAAGGGTGCGGCCATATTCATCACCAATATCAAGTTCGAGCACGTCCGTAGCAAGAAGCTGCGGGGACACTTGGATGCACTAGAGTCACGCTGCCACTATGTGGATCTGCAGATGGACACACAACGGGAGAAGATCCTGCGCATCAAACAGATTGCCCCCTCCATGCTGGAGCGTTATGACTTTGCCGACTGTGTGCGAGACGAACTCATCGACTTCGTGGATGCCAACAAGGATCGACTGCGCGAGCTGAGCCTGCGCATGGTATTGAAGCTGGCGGATCTCCGCAAGAGCTTTCCCACTAACTGGACTACGATGGCTAAGACCACTTGTATGAAGCGAGCATGAACACCAGCCTACAACAGTGGGGCATAACATTCGCTCTGGGAGCGGTGTTATGGGTCATGGACATACATGTGGACGATGTCAACTTCTGGTGCATCATAGCCTTGACTGTGGCCAGCAACATCGTCAACTTCCATCAGGGAGTGGAGCAGGGTGTGGTCAGCACCATGGACATGATGGCAGACATGACCCAAGCACAGCGCGATGAGCTGCTGAGCATGGTGCTGAAGGTAAGGGAAGAGGACTAACACTATGACCACATGCACATACATCGGCGGGGGCGAGGGATGTACAGCACCGGCACTACAGGACAAGCACTACTGTGAGCAGCACTACGCACTAGTCTACAAGGTGGGCAGCGGCGTACAGCGCCGTCGGGACACTGCACAGGCCGCTAGGGTACGCTTGGTAGAACAGCTCTTGTCGGAGGCCGTGGAGGAGCTGACTGCTGAAGGCTTTGATCTCTACGGAGACACTGCCATGGTGTTGGACATCCGAGAGCAGGTGGAAGAAGACTGACCCTGGTGGGTGGTGGGGTGGTGGAGTATATAATCCAAACTTGCTTGCAGCTTTGCAAGCAAGCATGCCAATTATTCTTAAAATCTCCACCGTAAAAAACCCGACTTATAGTAGAAACCGGTAGATCTAGATCTCCAGGTCTTTTATTTTTTGCGCCCCAAAATTTTAGGTACACTATAGAATCGGGGCCGCGCCGGTATTTCGTGGCCCGATTCAGCTGAGCGCTAGCTCAGCTTCCAACCCGATCACACACTATGCCTTGGCTGCTGCTGCCGTGTAGCCCACACCATCCTCAGTCTTGTTCAACTGTGCGAACACGTCCTTGTAGCTTTCCTGCACTTCCCAAGTGCCGTGCGGCGGTGCGAACACACATGTCACTGGCGTGGGCACATCCGTACCATCTCTTACCACTTGGGCTGTAAACACGCTGACTATGAGGTTTCTGCGTATGGCCACTCGTTCTCCCAAGTTATTGGGGTTGGCATTGGTTAGGTTTAAAAAATTATAGTTCATATATTGGTCATTCCATTAGGTTATGTCTACGTGATTATACAGTGAAAAATGCCTTCGGGTCAAGCATTCTACTAGACTAAAAAATTTTTTGGACAAATTTTTCAGTCTCTATATAGAATTCTTCACCCTGCCACGCTAACACGAACAATGTTAGCATTTTCTCGTCTGTTAGACTCACCGTGTATTCACTGTTGTCCCAGTGCTCACTGTAGAGTATACTGTGTTTACCACACCATGTCAATACTTGATGGCGCGTCAGCAGCAGTCTTGATCCACTGCTAGTAGCTGATGGAAAGCGTATCTGTCTTGTCATTATGTATGTATTTAATAATCAAAAAAAAGTCGCTGACAATTTTCTGCGCTTCGCGCTCTGCTGGGGGCTGCTCTTGACTCGCCCTATCGCTTAAAAAAATTTAATTCGCTAGTGTTCTATATGTATAAATATCATATACTTACAGGGAATCAGCTAGCTTATGGGAATTGTAATGACAGGTGGAGTTGTGTTCAGTGGCGCCACTGTAGTTACCAACAACATCTATCCTCCCGGTGCGCCCACTATCAACAGCATTGTGGCCACTGGGCAGACCACTGTGCTGGTCACCTACACTGCCAATACCGCTACCAGTGGCTTGCCCATCACGGGCTACACGGTGTCAACATCGCCTGTGGGTGGTGTGATATCATCCATCACAGCCACTGGCATCACAGTAGTGGGACTGAGCACATTCACTGGCTATAACATCTCCATAGCAGCCATCACTGATGCAGGCACCAGCGCGGCCAGTACCAGTGTGGCCGTCACCACACTGGTGGCCAACAGCAGCACCACATACACCTCGCCGGGCAGTTATACCTGGCGGGCTCCCACAGGAGTCACTTCAGTCAGTGTCCTGGCCATAGGTGGTGGCGGTGGTGGCATGCCAGTAACTGCGGGAACTCGTGCGCCATCAGGTGGTACCAGTACATTCATCAACACAGGTGCTTTGGCTGCTTTTGGGGGTGCGGGTGGTTACAACCTCAACGATGTGGCTGGCGGGGGTGCGGGCGGCACGGGCACTGGCTATACAGGATTTGTGGTAGGCGCTGGTGGTGCTGGCGGCAATACACTGTCAGGTGCTGGCGGTGCTGGTGGCTACGGCACTGTGGGTGGCAGCGGCTATCCCATGGTGGGTGCATCTAGTCTCCCCACCACAGTTGAATATCTCATAGTGGCTGGCGGCGGATCTGGCGGCACCAGCAAAGCCTGTACTGACAACGCTGGCGGTGGCGGTGCCGGTGGTGTGCGCCTAGGATCTGCGGCAGTGAGTGCTACAGTTTATGGTATCACTGTTGGCCAAGGCGGCTCGGGCAATGCCACAGGTGGATCAAACGGTCAAGATTCTGTGGCATTTGGATTGACTGCCCTGGGCGGCGGCTATGGTGGTGGTTGGACTGGAGTTGCAACCACTGTCCGAGCCGGGGGCAGCGGCGGCAGCGGCGGCGGTGCAGCCAATAATGGCAGCAGCCCCGGCGCCAAAACGGGTGCATGTTTTGGATTTGCGGGCGGCAGCGGACTTAATACAGCGCCTGGATATGCAGGTGCTGGTGGTGGCGGTGCTGGAGGCGTTGGTGCTAATGGTGCATCGTCGCCCGGCGGTGCTGGTGGTGTTGGCACTGCAACCACTATCATAAGTACTTCATTGGCCATAACATTGGCAGTTGGTCAGTATATCACTGCCACAAACAGTGTTTATTTTGGTGGTGGCGGTTCTGGCGTATCCAACTGTGCGCAGTCCTTGGGTGGCTACGGAGGTGGCGCAGCGGGTAATAGTGCAAATGCCACTGGTTTTTCCGGCACACCATACACAGGTGGCGGCGGTGGTGCTGGTAGGTCCACTACTGGCGGTGGTTACAACATTGGCGGTAACGGTGGTTCCGGGGTAGTGATCGTGCGTTATCCAGATACATTTGCGGCGGCAATAACCAGTGCTACATATGTTGCGTCAGGTGGATTTAGGACATATATATTCACAGCATCGGGGACAATAAATTTCTCGCTGGTCCTAAACACATCCACCACTACATCAATATCTGGCGGCGGGGGCGGCGGAACTTTCGACGGTACTAATTATGGCGGTGGTGGTGGTACGGGAATATTTGGACAGGGCACGAACGGTGCGCCGGGTGCAAATTCTCCAGGTGGACATTATTATGGCTACGGCGGCAGCGGTGGCGCATGTGGCTGCGGTTCCAATGGCGGATATCCTGGCGGTGGCGGGGCTGCTGCTGGTGCAAGTGGTGGCGGTGGCGGATTGGCCTATATCAACAACTATCCAGTGATTGCGGGCAACTGTTATGCGGTCACTGTGGGCGCTGGCGGTGTTATGTTGCCACCACCTACCGTAGAATATCTAGTGGTTGGCGGTGGTGGTGCCGGTGGTGGAACAACAAACGGTGGCGGTCAAGGTGGCGGTGGTGCCGGTGGTTATCTTTCTTCATCCAGTTATGCAGTATCTACCGGAGTGGCATACACAGTCACAGTCGGCGCAGGCGCTACGGGTGGGTCAGGAACAGGTGCAAACGGTCTCGATTCTGTGTTTGCATCAATAACTGCAACTGGTGGTGGTGGCGGTGGTGGTGCCTCTTCTGCCGGCACCGCCGGCTCGGGAGGCTCTGGTGGAGGCGGAAATTATTTAAGCACCGGCGGTGGTGGTGCGGGTAACACACCAAGCACTAGCCCCAGTCAAGGCAATAACGGCGGGGCTGGTGTCAATAGCACTCCGTTTCCGGGTGGCGGTGGTGGTGGAGCAGGAGCCGTTGGCGCCGCCGGTTCTGGTTCTGTTGCGGGCGCAGGCGGTATTGGAATACAATCTAGCATCACTGGAACAGCAACATACTACGCAGGTGGTGGTGGTGCCGGTGGTAGGACGGGCGCAACAGGTGGGTTGGGAGGCACAGGGGGCGGCGGCAATGGCGCATTAGTTACTAATACCAATGGAGGAAATGCAACACCAAACACTGGTGGCGGTGGTGGAGGAAGTTCTCAATCCAGCGGCACCGTATTAGGTGGTAATGGCGGTTCAGGTATAGTAGTCATCCGTTATCCAGATATCTATCTACCAGCAACAAGCACTACAGGTAATCCAACTATTACAGTTTCGGGCGGATATAGGACATATATCTGGACGACGGTTGGTTCCGGCACCATCACTTTTGGTTCATTAACAACATCGATAGGAGGTGGGGGAATAGTTCGTATCGTATGGCCCGGCGCAGCAAGAAGTTTCCCCAGTACCAATGTGGGTAATTGCGGTACCAGCATCAGTGCAGTCCCATCTGCACCCACTGCTGTGATAACCTCTGCTACCAGTACAGGAACTATTTCAGTGGCATGGACTACTCCTATATATCCAGGATTCACACCTATAACGTCCTATACGGTGATTGCAACACCATTTGGGCAGACACAATCTGCATCTGCAAGTCCCATTGTCATGACTGTGGACAGTAGCACTTACTATACATTCCAAGTCTATGCCACTAATTCACTTGGCACCGGTACTATCAGTACTGCCAGCACTGTGACATTCCCATTTGGTTCCCAGGCAGTCACTGAAGCCAGTTATACTACACCGGGTAGCTATACTTGGAAAGCACCTGCCACAGTCAGCAGCGTCAGCGTGGTAGCTGTAGGCGGCGGAGGTGGAGGCGGCGCATCGGGCGGCCAAGGCGGCGCAAGTTATTTTGCAGCGTCTGGTACACTCCAGGCTTCGGGTGGTGGCGGCGGATTTCGTGGTTCCAATGCCGGTGGGTATATAGGAGGTGGGACTGGCTCAGGAACAGCTAGAACCGGTGGTGGCACCGGCGGGGCGGGCGGCATTGCCTGTAACGGAGCCAACGGTGGCGCAGGCGGCGGTGCTGGCGGCTATTCGGGCAATGGTGGTGGCGGTGGTGCGTGGAACGCCAGTACAGGTAGTGCTGGCACTGGTGGAGCTGGCGGAGGTGGCGGCGCATCAGGTCAATATTCTGGCGGCGGCGGCGGAGTTGGACTATTTGGACAAGGTTCTAACGGCGCTGGCGGCACTTGGGCAGCAGGCAACGCGGTAGGCGGTGGTGGTGGCTCCTGTGGGGTAGCTGGCGGAACCAGCACAGTTTCTGGTGTAGGCGGTGCTGGTGGTGCATATGGTGGCGGCGGCGGCGCCGGTGCAAACGGCGGTTGCGGACACGGCGGTGGTAGTGGCGGTGCATTAGCTTATGGTAATAACATCGCAGTGACTCCTAATTCCTGCTATGCTGTGGTAGTGGGTGCTAGGGGCACAAAGGGCAGCAGTTGCTCTGGTGGTTTAGGTGGCAGTGGAGCAGTTCGAATTGTTTGGCCTGGAACAACGAGGAGTTTCCCCAGTACCAATGTCACAGTTGCATGTACTACTCCTAAACTAGCCAGTGGATATAGTCCGCCTGCTTTTGTCACTGTGACTACAGTGACTAATTTCAGTTTAGGTACGATAGCGGTGTCTGTTTCCAATACTGGATCAACATCGGCAATACTGCCCACGTATCAATTTACAGCAGTGACTACACCTGGAAACTCCAGTGGTACTGTATCAGTAGTTAATGGGCTGCTGACAGGCACCGTATACATCAGTGGATTGACTAATAATACCACGTATACTGTCACGGGATATGCTACTAATCTAGCAGGAACTACGACATCAACTAACACCTTGTCGATCACTACAAATGGCGTTCCAGGTAGTCCTACGATAGCTGCCATAACTGGCACCAGCAGTTCTACAGTAAGTGTTGCTGTAACAGCCCCTGTCAATACCGGTGGGTTGTCTATAACCGGATATACTGTGATTGCAAGTCCCGGCAGCTTCTCAGGAACCACTGTATCAGGCAATGTAGTAACTGTATCAGGATTGACTTCAGGCGTTGCCTATAGTTTTGTAGCGTATGCTTCCAATGCCGCAGGTCAAGGCCCGGGCAGCGCAGTAAGCACTGGTACACCTTGGGGCAATGCTCTATATATAAACACTGGCACCTTCTCTTGGGTCGCACCATTGGGAGTTACATCAGTCAGTGTAGTAGCTGTTGGTGGTGGTGGAACTGGTCGTATGAAGTGTGCTGCTCAAGTATCCGGTGGCGCCAGTAGCTTCGCATTAACATCGCCAAGCACGACCTATGTATCTGCAGGTGGCGGTGCTGGCGGTAGTTATGGTGCTACTGGAGGCGCTGGCGGAACCGTTGGTGTTGGTACTGGATTTGCTGGCGGTGCAGGTGGCGGCGGCAATGGTTGCCAACAAGGTGGTGGTGGCGGAGCAGGCGGATATACCGCTGCTGGCGGAGTTGGCGGCTTTGGCGGCGGCGCTGCTGGTGCTGCATCAACTGGCGGCGGCGGCGGCGGCGGCAATGGTACAGGTATGGGCGGCGGCGGCGTTGGATTATATGGACTGGGCTGTAACGGCACAGGTGGTGGTGGTGGTGGATCTGGCGGTAGTGCAGGTGGCGCACAAACTAGTGGAACTGGTGGTAAAGGTGGCACATATGGTGGCGGTACAGGAGCCTCAGTTATTGGTGGTGGTGCGATGGCGGGCGGTGGAGCAGGAGCACTGGCGTATGCTAATAATGTATCAGTTACTCCGGGCGCTAGCTATACCGTAATCGTTGGCGCCGGCGGGGCAACTGGAAACTGTCCACAATCACCGGGCGGGGTTGGCGCGGTTCGAATTGTTTGGTCCGGTGCAACTAGATCATTCCCTAGTACTAACGTTTCAGGAGCGTTTTAATATGATAATTAGTGGCGGTGTCAATTTTTCTGGTGGTATTATTATGACTTCATTGTCGGCACCGGGTCCAGTTGTCATAACATCAGCAACGATGACCACTCTAAATACAGCCACTATCTTATTTACAGGTCCAACTAATCGAGGTAGTTTCACAGTTACTTCAGTGACAGCTGTTAGCTATCCAGGTCTCATCACCGGTTCACTCAACACTAGCGGTACAGGAACGATAACAGTCAGCGGATTGAGTTCAGGAACTTTCTATAGATTTTCAGTATATGCTAATTCAGAAGTTGGCCCGGGCACAGAGACATTGACACCTATTGTATTGCCATATACTTATGGTAGTCAAGCGTATACGGTGCCAGGAACCTACAGCTGGATCAATGCCAATCCTAATGTAACATCAGTCAGCGTGGTGGCCATTGGAGCAGGGGGGTCAGGAAAATCCAGTGCTGGTACGGTAGTAGACAACAGCTTTGGCGGAACTAGTACATTTGTCAGTGGCAGTGTAGCTTCGGCGCTGGGCGGCAGGAGCGGATATAGTGCAGGTACTGTTAATTTCCCAGGATATAGTCAGGGCGGAACAGGGCAAGCTAACTCAGTGGTCGTATATGGTGGTAATGCTGGCGGGGTTGCAGCCAATTGCGCAAGTAGCGCAGGTGGCGGCGGTGGCGGTGCGGGCGGCTATGTTGGTAATTCTTTATACTACGCAAGTCTAAGTGGTAGTCAAGCATTACAAGCAACATTGCCATCTGCTTTAGGCACCGCTGATTTTACTGTGGAATGGTGGGTAAATCCTGGATCGTTTACCACTAATTCATTCCCCGGCATGTTTGATATTAGGACTACTGGAAGTGATACTGCTGGCTTTGGAGTTTACTTTAACGCTGGTACCTTTATCGTTAGGATCGGCAGCGTCAGTAGCACTATTTCTAGCAATGCCAGCATGGTCATTGGTGTGTGGCATCATGTGGCAGTAGTTAGAACTGCTGGCAACCTAAATATATACATCAATGGTATCAATAGATTGCAATTTGCCGATGCCACAAACTTCACTAGAACTCTTATGAATATAGGACAAACATTTGATCCTTATAAATTAGTAGGGTCTATGTCCAATCTTCGTGTGGTTAGACAAGCTGTATATACAGGTAACTTTGTTCCGCCAGTGTTACCGTTAGCAACTACACAATCTTCCAGTACTAATATCTCTGCTATTGCATCATCAGCTACCACTGCGTTTCTAACTCTGCAAAATGCTACCATAGTAGACAATGGTGGAAGTCTAGCCATCACTAATGTCGGTTCGGTAACTACTACATTGGGCACATATCCTGGCAGCGGCATTGGTGGTAGATGTAGCTCTGGTACTAACGGCTTCGGTGGCGGCGGCGGTGGCGGTGGGTATACCGGTAGTCTGGGAGCAGGTGGGGGTGGCACAGGAATCTTTGGTCTAGGTGCCAGTGGTGCCGGTGGCACTACCAGTGGAAGTTCTGGCATTGGTGGAGGCAGTGGATCTTGCGGCTCTGCGGGCACTAGCACAGTCTCCGCGGGAACATATGGTGGCGGGGGAGTATACGGCGGTGGTGGGGGTGGCAGCGCAGGCGGTGGTGGTGCCGGTGGTTCATTAGTATATGCCAACACTGTCACAGTGGTATATAATCTATCATATACAGTTATCGTAGGGGCGGCACCCACACCAAGTGGTAGTGCAAATTCAATAGGTGGAGGCGGTGCAGTTCGTATCGTGTGGCCAGCTAGTGATAGACAGTTTCCCAGCACATTGGTTGCAGCCTGTTCAGCATTGACAACGACTACTGCCTATACAAATTTCCCTTATCCAGTAGTTACATCATCAACAGCATATTTTTCAAATAACACATGGACTGGGATCGCATATGTTCAAGATGCATTTACACAAACTGGAATTAAGTCTTACCTGTTCACTGGCCAAGCAGGCGGAATTTCAGCATCAGCTTACACCACTTTGGGTAGTGCTATATTAACTTTCCCTGGTATATCAGTGCCTAGCACAGCGACTATATATTCAACTAGTATTTTAGGTGATAGTGTAGGATCTACTAGTACAATTTTTAACACAATGCCTCCCATAGAAATTCTGTTGGTGGGCGGAGGTGGTGGAGGTGGAGGTGGAACGAGCACTCATGGAAGAGGAGGCGGTGGTGGCGCTGGCGGTCTCGTCTACGTCAGTAGTCAGACTATATCTTCTGGTGTGTTATACTCAGTTATAATTGGTGCTGGTGCTGCGGCATCGGCATCGACTATAGCTGGGAACGCTGGTTCTACTTCATCGTTTATCGGAGGTGCCGTTACGAGAGCAGCAGTGGGCGGCGGCGGAGGTGGAGGCTGGTCTCCTAGCTTTAACGGTCTTCCAGGCGGTTCTGGTGGTGGTGGCGCTTCCAATAATACTGTCGGCGGAACTAGCACGCAATTCGCCACATACGGTTACGGAGTTGGATTTGCTGGCGGTGCAGGTTCTAGCTACACTAACAACACTAGCTCATCTGGTGGAGGCGGTGGTGGCGCTGGCGGCGTTGGTGCTAATCACAATTCCGGTGTTCCAGGCAATGGAGGTACTGGAACATTTACTACTATAATTTCTACAACACTGGCGTTAACATTAGGTGTGGGACAATACATTACTGCCACTAATGCAGTTTATTTTGCAGGTGGCGGTGCAGGTGGTGGCGGCACCGCCACCGGTATAGGTGGATTTGGCGGAGGCGGCAATGGAGCATTTACAACTGATCTTGGAACTGCGGCGAAACAGTATTCTGGCGGAGGGGGCGGCGGAGGGGGCGGTAGTGCAGGCGGTTCATCGGTCGGTACTGCTGGCGGATCTGGCATAGCGATCCTCCGTTATCCAACTTCATTTAATCCGGCAGTTGTAAATACCGCTACTTATGTTGTAGAAGGTGGCTATAGAAACTACATATTCACTGCGTCAGGGACAATACTATTCAATTAGAAATTAGAGATTTATCAACTAATAAATAAAGCAAATGACAATAATTCAAGGCGGCGTCAAAATAACAGGATTTGTGCGGTTCACGGCCAACTATGTGCCCGATGCTCCTACGGCATTAACTGCAACGTGGACTACTACGGCCACTAACACAGTTAGTTTGAAATTTACTGCGCCAAATTATTCGGGCAGCGGTCCTATATTAACTTATACAGCAGTCAGCAATCCTGCAGGATTTACCGCCACAGTATCTGTAAGCACTAACACCGTCGTCATCCCAGGATTGAGCTCGAGTACATATTATGTGTTCAACATGTATGCCACCAACTTTGCCGGTAACAGTTTACTCAGTACTGCCAGCAATGTTGTCTATGGTACATACTCGTCCCCTATCATGTTATCCAGTTATGCGGTACCTACAGCACCAACATCGATATCGGCCATAATAACTTCGACTAATGTCACATCGACGCCGTCGGCTTTGGTCAGGTTTCTACCCGGTACCAGTGTCATTCCAGCATACTCGTATTCAGTATTAGCCAATGGCGCACTAGCAGGCACCACTACCACGCTGCCCACTACCAGTTACTCTGGATATTTCAATGGCAGCAGCTCCTATCTTTCATTCTCAACCACCCCAAATCCCCTAGTTGGCACTACAGATTTTACCATTGAAATGTGGGTGTATCCTCTTGCCACCACCAACGGATCGATGCTGGGCAACTGGACACAAAATCTCGGTGGCGATCACGGCATGAAGATTTCTTATGGTAGAGCTGTGGCCAGTAAGTTTGAATTTTTTTACTCATCATCAGGGCAAAGTTCGCCTGGGGTCATGGTATCTGCTAATACATATGCTGCTAATGCTTGGTATCACGTGGCTGCTGTCCGCGTCGGATCAACAGTTACATTATATGTAAATGGCACCAGTGCCGTATCCGGAACATATTCGAATGACATGTACGAACAATATTTGTACATCGGTACTGAAAACCCTGGATATAATACGACTTGGTTCAATGGTTATATAAGCAATCTACGCATTGCTAGATATCTAGCAGTTTATACAGGCGCTTTTACTCCACCAACTGCACCGTTGTCAACTACACAAACTAACAGCACTAACATCAGTGCTATCATCTCGGCAACCACAGTGACTATGTTAACTTTACAAAATGCCACTAGCATAGTAGACAACAGTTACTATGCACGTAGCGTCACAGTTAGCGGTGCGACTACTAGTACTGTTCAACCGTTTGATGTATATGTCTCAGTAACTGCATCAAATTTAAGTCCGTTAACTTCTTATACATTCCAGGCATATGGAACAAATCTCGTAGGCGATGGTGATGTTAGTAGTACATCGTCTGTTATCACAACCTATGCATCTCCGGGTTCGAATATATATAAATTCCCCGGGACTTACAGTTGGGTTACACCTGCCGGAGTTACCTCAGTCAGTGTAGTCACTGTAGGTGGTGGTGGAGGTGGCACTTTTGGCAATAGTGTCAATGGAAGTTGTTATGCAGGCGTCGCAGGCGGCTCGAGTTATTTTGCAGCCACATGTGTTGTCCGTGCATATGGCGGTCTTCCAGGAACTTCAAATTATACAGGCGGTACCGGTGGTACTGGTAGATCAGGAACAGGCAATACCGCCGTGGCATTTGCAGGTGGCACTGGCGGCGCAGACGCCAGCGCTCGGGGTGGCGGTGCTGGCGGCTATACTGGTACAGGTGGCGGTGCTGGCCGTGCCGCAGGCTGCGGCGGTTCTGGTGCTGGCGGTGCCATTAATGCTGTTGGAGAAAAAGGTGGCGGTGGCGGAGTTGGACTGTTTGGTCTAGGCTCAAACGGAGTTACCGGTAGCACCGGTGCAGTGTGTGATCCAAGTGGCGGTGGCGGGTCTGGAGGAACACCTGGGAGACAAGTAGGAACAAAAGGGTATGGTGGTGTTTTTGGAGGAGGCGGGGGAGGTGCTGTCAGTGGATCAAACAATAGTGGTGCAGGCGGGGCAGGCGGCGGCCTAGCATATGTTAATAACTATACAGTTAATGCGGCCCAAAGTTATACAGTAGTCGTAGGTGCGGGCGGCGCAGGTGATTCCTCTGGTGTTTATGTTGGCGGTACCGGTGGTAACGGCGGGGTACGTATAGTATGGCCCGGACAAATAAGATCTTTCCCTTCGACAGCAGTTGTTTGTTACGCAAACTCAACTAGCAGTCAATTTGTTCCAAATGCACCTACGATAACTGGAATTTCCGCTACTAGTGGCACTGCGATCGCTATTACCTATACAGCACCTACTTATGTCGGCGGTGATGTAATAACTAGCTATACTGCAATATCTTCGGATGGAAATTACCGTAGCACGACTTCTACATCTGGGTCAGGCAGTATCCTCGTAAGGGGACTAACTCCGGTTACCTCTTATTCATTCTCTGTATACGCTACAAATTTATATGGCAATAGCACATCCAGCAGTAGTCTATCAACTACCACTGCTGTAGCCAGCGGCAGCGCAGCATATGTAATTCCCGGAACATATAGTTGGGTAGTGCCCACAAATGTTACCTCAGTTAGTGTTGTAGCAGTAGGCGGTGGCGCATCGGGCACGTCTAGGTGCAATAATACTGCTCTCGGCGGGGCCAGCAGTTTCACAATGGTGGCATTGCCAAATACAGTACATGTATCAGCTAGTGGTGGTTCTGGAGTAACGGGGGGGTCAGTCATTGCAGGTACAGGATTTGCTGGCGGCGCTGGCGGGGCAGCGGCGTCGTCGGCCCAACAAGGCGGTGGTGGCGGTGCAGGTGGATATACAGCAGCTGGCGGCACTGGCGGCGCACATGGTGCTAATGGAGCTGCTTCTACCGGCGGTGGCGGTGGTGGAGGTGGCGGTGGCCTTACTAGTGCAAATTCTGGTGGCGGCGGCGGCGGAGGTGTCGGACTTTTTGGAAAATGCGGTAACGGCGCGGGCGGTGTCTATTCGCCCACGCCACCAAGTCCAGGTACAGGCGGAAGTTGTGGAGTTACTGGCGGATATGCTAACTTTAATCTCACTGGTAGCGGCACCGGAGGTTTTGGTGGATTATTTGGCGGTGGCGGTGGCGGGTCATATGTACCCGGTAATAATGCAGCCGCTGGCGGTGGTGGCGGTCTTGCTTATGCAAATAATATATCAGTCACACCCGGGGCATCCTATACAGTGGTTGTCGGTGTTGGCGGCACAGTCCCTGACCATGCTGGCGGTAACGGAGGAGTTCGCATAGTATGGCCTGGACAATTTAGATCATTCCCAAGTACCAATGTGGCCCAGGGTTACGATACTGACGCATTAACAGTAAGTAGCACATATGTGCCAAGGCCGCCTACATTAAATTCAGCAGTGGCATCCAATGGTACATCGATCTTGATTAATTTCTCAGCAGGATCACCTTATTATATCACCCCTATAACCAGTTATACAGCAGTAGCAACCGCTGGAACTACTAGTATCACTACAACTACCGCATCATCTGGAACTGTATTGATATCGGGATTAACTCCACTCACTAATTACACGGTATCTGTTTATGCTACTAGTGTATATGGCAATAGCACATCCAGCAACAGTATATCGACTACTACATATGTGGCCAGCTCAAGTATAGCATATACGATTCCCGGAACATATACTTTGGTTGTACCTGCAAATGTTACCGCAGTCAGTGTAATAAGCGTTGGCGGTGGAAGTTCAGGGCGCGGATTAGATGGGAATAATAACAACGGCGGGGCCAGTAGTTTTACGATGGCAGCATTGCCAAATACTGTACACGTATCAGCCGGCGGCGGTTCTGGACAAACTGGCGGATCAGTCATTGCTGGTACGGGGTTTTCTGGTGGCGGTGGCGGTGGCGCAGGTTGTTCCGGCCAGAGTGGCGGTGGCGGTGGCGCAGGTGGATATACTGCTGCTGGCGGCGCAGGTGGTGGTGGCGCAGGTAATGACGGAGCTGCTTCCACTGGCGGTGGTGGTGGTGGTGGACGCGGCCAGCCTGGTGTAGGCGGGGGTGGCGGGGGTGTCGGACTGTTTGGGAAATGCGGTAACGGCACTGGTGGCGTTGCATCTGCCGGACCAGGTACTGGCGGAAGTAACGGCACCATAGGGGGATATGGTAATGGATTTGTTTCAAATGTAGGCGGATTTGGCGGATTCTTTGGGGGAGGTGGCGGTGCATCCTTTATAAGTGGAGGATCTATGCCAGGCGGTGGCGGCGGCGCGTTGGCCTATGTAAACAACGTATCAGTCACAGCAGGAGATTCTTATACAGTAGTTGTAGGTGCCGGTGGTGCCAATACTAATACAGCGGGTGGTAAGGGCGCAGTTCGTGTTGTATGGCCCGGTCAGGTTAGGTCATTCCCAAGTACCAATGTGGCCCAGGGTTACGATACTGACGCATTAACAATAAGTAACACATATGTACCAGGAGCACCTATACTAAGTTCAGCAGTGGCTTCTAGCGGCACGGGTATTACTGTAAACTTTACAGCACCTCCATCGTCTTATTATATTACTCCTATAACCAGTTACACAGCAGTGGCAACGACTGGCACCACTAGTATCAGTGCAACTACCGCATCGGTTGGAATTATACTAATATTGGGATTAACTCCCCGAACTACATATACAGTATCTGTTTATGCTAATAGTGTCTACGGTATTAGTACTGCCAGTATAACTACACAGGTTACAACCCTAGTTGCTAGCGGGGAGAATTTGTATACTACTCCTGGCACATTCTCTTGGATCGCACCAGCAAATGTCACATCAGTCAGTGTAGTAGCAGTTGGTGGTGGCGGAGGCGATGCAGCCGGATGTACGCAGGGTGCCGGCGGCTCCCAAAGTTACTTTATTAACTCCAGTCTTGTTAGAGGTGGTGGCGGTGGAAGAGGTACTGGATATGTATATTGTTACGCCGGTGGGGCTGGTGGCGACTATGCAGGTACCGGTGGCGGATATGGTGGTGCCGGTGGTAGTGGCAACAATAGCGCTGGCTCTGGTGGTGGTGGTGGCGCTGGTGGATATAGCGGCGCCGGTGGTGCTGGTGGTACTGGATCAAATAGTTCTGGTGTATATGCTGCTGATGGTGCAGCTGGAACTGGTGGAGCTGGTGGTGGTGGTGGCTTTAAATATACGCTCAATCACGGCGGTGGCGGCGGCGTTGGTGTTTACGGTCAGGGCAGTTCCGGTGCTGGCGGAACTTCTAGCTATTCTGGTACTGGCAGTGGTGGCGGCGGCGGATCAGGTGGTGCCACTGCATCGGACAGCGACAGATTGGGTGGCGCTTATGGCGGGGGCAGCGGCTCCAACGGGCCTCGAGCCAGTTCTGGTGGCGGCGGTGGAGGCTTAGGATACCTGAATAATTATAATGTATCCCCGGGTACTTCTTATGCAGTCATAGTAGGCGGCGGCGGGGCCACGATTGCGCAAGCCGGCGGCGGCGCTGTTCGAATCATCTGGCCGGGCAATATACGAACTTTCCCAAGCACACTAACAGGGCCTTCGAGCAACCTCTAAAATACAACGACCCTAGATCTTTTATCTAGGATCCGGTGAAATATTAAATACACTTAATTAAAGGAGATCATATTTATGAACTTATATATACAAATGCAAGATGGACAACCCTGGCAACATCCACTTTTGGAGGATAATGTACTACAAGCCTGGCCCGGGATAGATTTGAATAATCTACCCGCCAACCTCGCACGATTTCGAAGACACCAGCAGCCTGGCCCGGATGTCATGCCAGTGGGCAATTTTCAAGTGCCTATATGCACTTATGAACTAGCCAGTGATGGAGTATATGAAGATACCTGGACCGTTAGGGAAATGGATGATGATGAGAAGCGAGTTACTACAAAAGCACGGAAAAAATCAGTAGCTGAACAGTTAGAATCATTAAAATTATTTGCAACTGATCGCATTGAAAATACTACCGGAGATGTCCAAAATGCTTGGCAAACTTATTCAAATTTGTTAAACTCTTTAGATACTAGTGATCCGTTTAATGTAGCTTGGCCTATGATGCCCCGAGTAGATGAAGACGGTGATCTAATAATTTAAAGGAACATATGAATACAGAAAATAACCCTGTGATTGTAGGGAGCTCGGGAATCGAATTATCAGATAACCCGACTATTGTTGGAAATTCGTCGGAGCCCCAAGCTAAGCCGGAAAATCAGTTAGAAGTGTTTTCGTATTTTCCCAGCACAATATATACGATTAAAAAGCCTGAATTTCTACACACAGTCAAATCTATATCTATGGATATGCTGACCAAAAGAAAAAAAGAACAGCCAAAATTAGATCCGATTTATCCATTGTATCAAACTGAAAATTTATTCAACGATCCTAGAATAGCAGACTTTGCAAACTATGTAGGTGCGACTGGTTGGAATATATTGCAATCTCAGGGTTCCGATATGACCAATAAAAATGTATTCTTTATGGAGATGTGGTGTCAAGAACATCACAGGCATAGTGCCATGGACGAACATGTTCATGGTTTTGGAGCGCAGTTGGTGGGATTTTATTTCCTAGATACGCCAGCCGATTGTTCGAAAGTCGTAATCAACGATCCGAGACCTGCTAAAAAGCAGATTAATCTGCCAGAGGCTAACATGGCCAATGTGACTTATGCCAGTAACAGTATCAACTTTACGCCGGAACCCGGACTACTGTTTTTTGCCAATTCATGGATACCACATTCGTTTAGTCGTCATGCATCTGCCAAACCCATTAGGTTTATACACTTTACACTGGGTGTCGGGCAAACTCCTCCGCAACAGCAAGCTGCACCCACTAATGCTGAAAATGGCCCAATTATAGTATAATATGAACAAGTACCATATTAGATTCAACAAAAGTCGCGGTCAGCCAGGACGCGGCTCTAAAGATCATGTTTGGCGAGTTTTTGAAAACGGGCGCGAGTATATTCTCAAACATATCAAAATTACAGTGCCAGTTAACGATGAAACTACCGGAGATGGACAGGGTAATGATGATTGGAACTTTGCGTGTAGTGGATACATGTCCATCGACAAAGAAACCTCCACCGCAGTTATTTCTGATGTAAGTAATTAAATGCTGAGTTCTCGATCATGTAATTGATCGATGAATTCAGTGATGTTGCCCAGCGTATGGTCATTGCGCAAACTTTTATACACTAGGTTAGGCACACTAAATTCTCCTTGATCTGTTCCAAGCCCCAATTTTCTATATTTCCTCAAGAGATCAACTGCGGTCCTACATGCATCCAACGATTCAGTATCCATAGCATGATCTAGTACACCCTTCCATACTTCTGCCATTTCTTCGACAGTATCTTCGTCATAGTCGGGAAGATCTGGATTTGGTACAGACATCCATTTGTCGTGAAGTATGCTATAACTACCGCTGCTTACTGCCGGATGATCCTTGTCCTCAACATACAGTTCTACAGGAATTCCATATATGTTAACATCGTATGTTTTTTTATAAAGATGTCTTTTGGTATCAAATAATTCGGCAGCTTCTCGATCACAAGTAACTGATCCAAAATCGGCGATAAGATGCAGGTCTATATCGCTATGCTCTGTGTAATTATAATTGGCATTTCCGCCAGTTATCACAACATCAACTATGTCAAAAGGTACATCGATGAATTCTTTAAAGTCTGCGGCAATGCGCAAAAGGGCATCCCTAACAGGTTCTTTTAAATGACTATCGTCCCATAGCTTGGGATTTAGACTGTCGTTATAACTAATAAAATCGGTAATTCTCATACAAATAATATTTATCGTTCGTTTATCTTTAACAGATATTGTTTGTCGGTAAATATTATTATGATTACATATGACGATAAACTCGCTGGAAATTTATTGGCGTCAAGTCCTGCCATGTTTCGAGATGATGTTCAGCAGCAGGTTATACTACTGATTAGCCACACTGATCAGTTATCTATAGGAATACAAATTAATCAAGAGGCGATTGGGCAAACATTACAGGCTATTGGACGAAAGATGGGTATCATGATCCCTGGATCTGATTCTATCTGGCACGGCGGAAATTTAGGTAGAGATAAAATACACATCATACATACTACAGATTGGATGGGAATATCCAGTGCAAAAGTCACTGATGATATCGCAGTGACCAATGATATTTCAATATTGATGGCATTGAGCAAGGGCGCGGGACCCAAACAGTTTAAAGCCTGCGCCGGCTTTCTCAGTTGGAGTCACGACGAACTAATGCATTCTTTAGGAGTGAAGTCCGCCAGTGTTAAGATTCGCCAAACATCTTGGGAGATCGTTCCTGCATCAATTGAGTTGACATTTTTCGATCAACCCGGTGATCAACAGTGGCTTAGGACTTTAGAAGCCAGTGCTACCTATCAATCTACCCAATGGTTCTAATCCTTTTCGGGATGTAGATTATTAAGCATGGTCCTAATTGACGGGCCTGAAGTTTTTGGGGGTTGAGGTTTGGCAAGATCGAACCCTTCCTTGGGAGTTGCACGTTCCCACTTGTTACTATCAGTGCTTGTGGTAACTACGCTAGTTCTTTTCAATCCATCCAATACACTATTTGAAGTGGGCTTTTTAATACCGCCGTCTTCTTCCTCATCCAAATCGCTTATTCGCAAAGTTTCTAAGTTGAATTCTAAATCAACTTTTTGGCCCACACCGCTACTGGAGCGTGTCTTCATAAACTGTATCTGATAGCGTCCGCGCTCTTTCATTGCACGACTAGTAAAAATACCAATCACATTATCCGCCGTCATAATCTTACTCAATCCGCCACTAATATGACTGTGATCAAATTCAATTTCCTCAACCGCACTACGATTCAACTGACTGGCAGTCACTGTGATACATTGTGTTTCCATTGCCAAATTTCTAATCTCTTCCGACACATATTTGTCTTTAACAAACAAATCGCTGGGACTTACCTTCACTGACAAAGGCATCATTAAATCCAAGTAATCTATTAAAATAACGTCTGGTTTCACACCTGATTTGACCTGATATTCCTTTAAATAGGCTCGAATATCGTTGCAATTTTTGCCACTAGGCATATACTTAATTTGCAGATGTCCACTGCGTTTTTGCAAAGTCTTTACTTTGAGTTCGACATCATCGATATTTCTAAAAATGTCCCTTGTACCAATGCCAGTAGTCATACTGTCCACACGCATGGCCACTAATCGCTCACTCAATTCAAAAGTTAGATAGATAACATTCAATCCCATCAGTGCCCAATTCACACCTAGGTTGGCCAAGAACAAACTCTTACCACCACCTGATGCTGCACAGAAGATATTCAACTCTCCACGATTGAATCCGCCATATAGTTTCTTATCCACACTAGGCCACCCTGTGCTGATCTGACCATTGCCATCTTTCAATGCCATCAGTCTAGCTCTGGGATCTGCAAAATAGTCAGTGCCCATGTCTTTATTCAAACTGATCTGTATGGCATCTTTAATCAGCTTTTCCACTGGACCATAATCGCCAGCTTCAAGTAAATCGCTGCTGGCAATGATTGCTCGTTCTAATCCTTTATGTCTGCTGAAGTTTTCAAACTCATCCATCAGCCATTCATAATTTTCCTTGGGCAATGCTATACCCTCAAAGGTGCTGCGAGTTGCAGCATTAATGATACTGGGCTCGGGCATGACTTTGTAGTCATCGACATACTTGTTGATAAATTCTGCTGCTGTTTGTAGTCTTTGATCAAAGTTTAACGGATCGAAAATATTTTGACAGCGCATGAATGTTTCTCCATCGGACAAAAACATTTCGATATATAATTTTTGCATGGCCAAATCATAGTTTGGCTTGGGTGTTTTTTCTTTTTTATTCATTGGTTATAGACTCTAGTTTCTTCTTAAGTAGATGTAAATTTATCTCGCCACTAACCTTGTAGTTCAATATCGTGGTTAATGTGTATATTCTGCCATATCGTTTGACTGCATCGGCGACATCTTTTATGTCATCTTCCCACGGGGGCAAACTGGCACTCCATTTATTCTTTATGGCAGCGGCGACAAGTTTTGCACCCGGGCGATCCTTGTCCGGTACGACTATTACTTCTTTGCCCATGGCATTCAGCCTAGTCACCTGTGTGTCATTGGGATCGTTGTGCATTATGGCACATCCGTCAACTGCTATGGCATCAAACTGACCCTCAACTACTATGACAAATTCCCTGTCTCTAGTCTGACGATCCAAGTTGAATACATAACCAGATTGAGCATCTGTTAGATATTTTGGCTTGCCTTCAGTTATCTTACGACCAGTGTAGCCAACTACTTTACCATCGTGATAGAAAGGTATAAGTAATCGATCCTTGTATCCAGCAGCAGGAGTCCACATCCAATCATACCAATCGAGTTCCATGCCTCTACTGACAAGGTATTCAAACACTTGAACCATGTCTGCATCTTGGCCAGGACGCCAAATCGCCAATGCCCACTCTTTGAGTAGCATAGCGCCTTCTGGTAAAGGTCGTTCTTCCAATGTAAAGTTTAGAGGCTTTTTGAATACTGGTTGATCATCTTTGATCTTGAGTGCTGCCAAATTAAGTTTGCCTATATCAAGTTCACCCAATCCCAGCCATTTGAATAAGTCTTTGGTATTTTTGCTCAGTAATTTACCGGGAGTCCATCCAGCAGCAAATCCGCAGTTAAAGCAATGGAAAACGAAGCCATCCTTCTCTATGCGTATACCGCCGCGCTGATGTTTGTCGCGAGTTTCTCCGCGATTGTGACAGCAGGGTGCGTTAAAAGAATCCCAACCGCTTAGGGTAGATTTCTTTTTGGAAGGCAGTAATGCTTGAAGTGTTGACTGTATTTCGTTCACACTTTATTTTAGCATCTATACAGTATTTTGTCAAGTGATCCGTAGAAAGCAGTATTATCGTTCATAGATTCTGCTGGGGCAGTTGCGGGCACATAGTATGCCCGAACGTATGTGTATACTCCGTTGAAATTGACGTAATCAATTCCGCTAAATCCATTGTATACTTTGGTGCTAATAGTTGAATAGTTGAATCCCGGAATATTAGAAAGTGTTCCTTGAATATAAACCGTACCTTTAAATTTCTTCATGTAGATAGCCATGGTATGAAGTGCTTGGTTTCCATTGAACTCTGGATAAGCATACACACTACCGGAAGAGTGTTCGTATTTGGCAATCGATGAGTTGTAGCTGCGATTGAAGCTGACGATTTCCTGACTGGGCTGCAAAATTGGATAAGCATCTTGTTTTAAATGAAGCCTGCCACTGACACCATAGTAGGTATCTGCGTAAGTTGGCAAGTAAGTTCCGTCAGTTGGATCTTGATGCTTGATCACAAATTGATAACTGGATACTGGTAGATCCATGGTATCGCTTTCAGTCAATGTCAATTCTGCGAGACCTTTTAAAGCTAGAGTAGATCCGTCATCTAAGATTGTGAGTTGCTTTTCTACCAGCAATCGGTTGTTGACAGCATCAAACATGGAGAATATGAAAACAGATGCGTCTGTTATCGGGACTCGCTTTTGATTGCTGTTTTTGAACTGTATTCGGACTACGTTTTTGATGCCCTTTTGTATTTGTAAATCGCGTTGATACATGACTTGATTGACTCCCCGGACTGTTGTATCCAAATCTAATGTTACAGCCAGAATATTTTCGTATAAATAGATTGGTAAACTTTGCATACAAGTATTTATTGATAATGGCTGTTCCCAATACCTTCCAAGAAAATCATCCCTTCATCTCCTGTGTTAAATCAAATAACATAGAATATGTGGGAATCGTCATTAATTTCGATGACTATATCACTAGTATCTACGATATATCCACTGTTAAAACTGAGGAAGATCGATTGGCTTTTTTAGAATTAGGTGAAATATGGTGGTGGGAGAGCAATCGTCGAATACCTATTAATATTTTCCTAAAAAAAGAAATGCAGGCATTTAGGTATACGATAAAAACATTCAGCAGCAAAGATATCGAAGTGGTATTTGGCCCCACTGTTAATCTCAGTGAAATTGCCGAAAAAAGAATAAAAAGAAAATCAATACAACTAGTTAGGGCAGTTAAGAGTACCCGCAGCTAATACGCTCACATAGGAGGTTAAGTTGAACTACAATAACCGACGCATACGATATGGCGTGGGCCTTCTTGAAGAAATAGGCATCCTCAGTCTTAGTCCATATTTCATCATTGATGGCCTGGAATCCTTGTTCCTTGCATACTGGGACGAGATATTTTTTGCCGGGTCTGATCATGGCCAGGACCATGGCTAGTTCAACGATACTTTTAGGTTTTAAATCTGCCAACAAGTTATGATATCCGTTGATGTGAAATAATTGATCGCACACATCTTTAGATTCTAACAAATCCCATAGCGGTTCAATGTCAAGCAACTGCTTCAAATGTTCTTCGTTCTTGACTCCGTGATATGCTCCAACATTTAAAAAATCTATCTTAAAATATCCACGTTCGTCGGCAGTTTTATAATCGATACTGGCAGTATCAGTTAATGGATTATAGGGGATAGTGGAACAGTATACGCCAGTGTTATGTTTTTTCAGTGTGTCCTTATCACGAATAGCCGCAGGTATGTGTTTGATAATGTTTAAAATATCATCACGATTGGCAAAGTCTACATCGATATCAGGCATACATTATTATAGCATTAATTAACGGTTTCTGTAAATCGTTCTAAAAAACTTTCTAAGTAGCAACTGTAGTTCTGATCCCCGTCATTTTCTTTACAGTAGTGTACCCAGGTATGTCCATCTTTCATGTCAATAGTATTCAGTACTCGAAATACTTCGTGACTCCCGCTACCAATCCATCTACTGCCTTGTTTTGGCTTATTCATATAGGTTCCCCTTCTTCATCAACTTCTAACCAAGTATGATCTCCCATATATTTAACTTGGGTTTGATACACATAATCCTCCGGCACACCGGTGCTCCACCCGTCAGGTCCTTGCAGCACCAACAGAGTTTTTTCTTTTCTCTTGTCCCAAACTAGCCAATAGCACTTGCCCATGACCAGTTTAAATTGAAATTCTGATGCATGTACTGCATCTGTTATTTCTAATCTTCTTTTAATTTGGCGAGCCTGACCTTCTAGTACTCGAACCAATTCCATGATACGATCATATTCTTGCTGGGCATACATCCTGGCATGATTGATCATTAGATCCTTTTGTTCAGTGACTGGTATTAGATCAAATGTTGGTCCGCTAGATTCTGTAGCATAAGGTGTGACATTCCTATTAAGGAAAGGAATTATGGCGCCAGTAGAAGTAGAGTCATAACTGGTCCTACCCTTAACTATGTTGGTCACATTTCCCCGCTTTCTGCTAGTTTTAACATAAGACTATAATGTTCGTAAGCCTTTTTCACTGCTGGATATGTGAACCTTAGATATTTTTCTTTTTCCTTCTGTTCCATCAAGGTTTCAAACATTCTATAATGACCTTGATCTCGCATGTTATTGAATACTTCAGTTTCAAAGTCTGCTATTCTTTCTAATGTATCTTCGGTAATTTCCACTGTTAATAGTTTTACAGTTTCGTATTGTATCGCCTGTGTCGTATTCATCTTATTATAGTCATCGGGAAACTGAAAATATTTCACATCCATGCGTGTATGTTTATAGGCACGTTTGTTATCATCAATAACATTGATTCGATGATGCTCTACAAATTTTTTAACATTTTCCTGACTCATTTTATTCCCGCCTCTGAACATATCTCTTTTACCAATGCAGTATCAGCTGGTAGTTCACGGAATTTACGCAACCAGTACGGCACATCAAATGCCGGAGCAATCATGTCCAGCTGCTCATCACTCATTCCCTTGACCATGGACTGTCCAGCGTTACAATTTAAAATTATCCAAGGACTTATCTTCCCGTTTAGTATATCATATACTGCTTTGTTTAAGCTGACCTGAGAGAAGTATTCTGAAAAATTCATATCGCGCTCGTCTCCCCATTCCATCATTGTTTTCAATGAACGCTGTACTGCGCTTTCAACTGGCTCGACTTTGATCATCTCATAAAGATATTTCTCATACAATTAATCTCTACACCAGTGATCCAACTTGACTCCACTTTTGATCACATAGTCGATAAACTTATCTGGGTACAGGGGATTTATGTTATTGACAAATCCACCAAATTTAACAAATGCATTGTAATAACTGCTGTCGGCAAAGTTGTCATATGTCTTAGACTTCTTGGCATTTTGTGTCAGTTGCCAAAAACGATTGAATGCCATAAAGCCTGCTTGCACACGCTTCTCGTCTTTTTGCAGTGCGCGGCGTTTGCGCTCACACATATGCGCTACTAGAGTTTTATCTTTCATAAAACTCTTACCGCAATGTACACAATTATAAGGTTGTTCTACTAATGCGATCATATTCTCCTACTTTTGGTGTACGGAAGTTCTTGCCGTGGCATACCACAGTCTGCACAATGACAGTGGGCATATGTATTTCCAAAATTAGGGTTTGTAATTACTTCCCAACTGGTCCACCTATGCCAATTCATACGGCAACGAAGTTTCTGTATGGGAAACTGTCCTTTTAGTACACGCATGGTATTTTCTTTAGAGTTTTCCATTATTCGTAGATCTTCCTTTGTTTCTTATCAAATCCCATCTTATCGAATAGCTCTTTACAATCCTCATCGCTCATCATACCTGCCATAACCTTGATGTCAGACATTTTCATCGCTGGATGTAGTTCGCATAACAATTTTTCAATCTTGTTAGCTGACTCTTTGCCAGGAGCCTTGGCATATTGATGATAGTATTTTTCACCTGTACCTACTGTAGCACACAGCTTCCACAACAATGCTTCATGATTCTTACTCAAGTCCCAGTGATTCAAATTTACACGTTCATTGGTCCTTTCTATAAACCATTCATGAACTCCTTTATCACTAGAGCTGACATTCGATGTATATCTCATCAGCACATATGGACTGAATCCTTTGACCTCTTCCTCGGTCAGAGTATCATAGAATCCGTAGTTCCTAGAATCAACGGCGTTGAGTACCTTAGTTAAGTCAAGTTTTGGCTTTGCTTTAGGTTTTGGTGTTTTTGCGGTTGCCATATCGTTTTTCGTAATCTGCTGTTAGGTAGTATGTTATTTTAACACGATCTAATGCTTCTTGTAAAGCAGGATTGGTCTTTGCCGCACGATGAATATTTCCCCAGAGCTGAGATTCTTTTATATCATCGTGAAGACTTTTTCTCTTTTCGCTCTCTGAATGAATGACCCGTTCAGTTGAACCCATATCTCTGGCATATACGGTTTCACCCTTGTCCGGGCTTTCAAATATTCGAGTCATTTACCAACACTTAGTATAATCTACGAGTTCATTTTGACGGCTCACTTCTTTGACAAAATAAGCACATCTAGGATTGTCACCGGCTTCTAATGGAGTGCATAACAAATGTCCGGGACGCATTTTAGGGAAATACCATTTGACATCTTGATACACATCAATGATGTCGATATCTAAAAATTCTGGACGGAAGCTGCCGCGAGGATTGAAACAGAAAGTTTTAAAACCTCGATCATTCAAACTGGTCAGCGGTAGTACTTCCATATCAGGACCCTCTGGATCACCTACGATAGTACACCAATCTAATGGCATGCTGAGTTCGTGAGGGCCTATTTTTAAGACTACCGCGGGACCGGTAAAACTTTCTAAAAATATCAAAGGTATAAAAAAGTGATCGGGGTTTGAGCTGTCGCTGTTATCAAGAATAGCAAATCTAAGGTCATCATCGATCTCGCTAGGTAGATCGTTTAAGAACATGGTCTTGTTGTCTAAGGTTAAAATTTGCATAGTTATGTTTCGTTTTTGTTAATTGCAAATTTTGATTTTGCATAGAATGCAGCGAATGTAAAATCCCAAACCATAAATTTTTGGTTGAAAATTTCTTCGGTCATCACGTTGAATGATAGTTCGATAGGACGCTCAGTTAAAGGTACCAGTTGAACCATCGGAGTTCCTGCTTTTAATATTTCTTTTCTAGGTTTCCCGTCAGTTTTCCATAATGTATTGATATGTGTTTGGTGTGTATATTTAAATTCAGTCATACCCGGCACTACGGTAAATTGTTGTGGGTCTTCGTACGACCAAACATTCTGAACCCATACAAATGGTACAGGTTCTTTGCAGGAGAAAAACCACGGGCTTGAAAATTTAATACTCTTATAACCGGGCCAAGCACCGGGCGCTTGTAATTCCAAGTCATGCGCTGTTGCACCCACCTGATTGGATTTTTTTGGCCAATCAATATTTTCAATACTAGTTTCTCCAATTTCTATAGAATAGTCCGACCACAAGGGCAATGAAATACCCTTGCCATATAGATGATGTAGCCCCGGACAGCCCTTTACAGTTTTATATGGCTTCTGTTTATTAGACAAATTACCAAACCATTTTGGCAACGACTCCTTCATCAAGGTAGGTGGAAACATATCTATCAGTTGGCCACACGGTCCGTAAATGTCTATTTTTAGTTTTTCTTTTTTCTTAAAGATGTTATACATATTTTACTTTTTCAATCGTAAATGGATATTTGGCTTCTTTATAAAATCTCTTTCTTTCTGTCAGGTGACGTTTAGCGTATTTGCTGGCTGCTGTTATATCCCAGATCTGGACGAAGTCTTTGTCGTCTGCTTTTCTAATGCCTCGCCCAATCGACTGTATAACTCGGACAAAGCTCTTTCCGGGCTCCAGAAGAACCAGATTAAAAATCCTAGGAATATTAATACCCACAGCGGCCACACCAAAAG